GCGGCGAGAAATCGCCCGACGACGCCGACTCGTTTGTGCTGACCTGGGCGCTCTCTGTGGCACCGCCGAAGAAGTCGAGCCGGCCGGCAGGACCGAAACGTCATTCCGCCTGGGGTTAAACCGCCATGATGCCCATGCAAAACATTTTCGCGCAACGCGCAGCCTTTACGCCGCAGATGCAGCCCGCGGCGCAACCGCCAATGCAGGGCGCAGCAATGCCGGCCGCGGGATCCGGAACGCCGGCAATGCCGGTTAGCACGCTCGCGCGGCCGGTGATGTCTCCCGGCGCCATGATGCCCGGCCCGGCGCAAAACGGCGTGCCGGTGCGCCCGGTCATGCAGCCAGGGGTTAACCATCCGGTCATGCAAGGCGCGAATTTCCTTCGTCAACGCCTGGGGATGTATTAAGAATGGCAAAGCTCACATCAAAATCGCGCAACGCACTCGCCGATCGCGTTTTCGGTCTACCAGGTGAGCGAAAATTCCCGATGCCGGATCGATCACACGCGGCGGATGCGAAGGGGCGAGCAACTCAGGGAGTGAAAAACGGCACGCTCTCGCCGGCGAACGCCGCGCGGGTGCGCGCGAAGGCAAACAGGATCCTAGGGAAATGAAAGCACCTTTTTCGCTTCTACTCGCCGACGGCCGTATGTACACGATTGCGCCAGAAGGCAAGACGATCGGCCCGCCGCCGGGTAAAGAGATCGTGATCCTATGGCAAGGCGATGCTACGGAGCTCGAGGAAGTTCTCGCGGCTTGCTCACGCATCTGGGAACGAATGAAATCGGAACGACCCGCAACGCCACCGGACGACCCATGCACCGCACAACTAAAGCGGGAATGGCGAGAACGAATTCAGGAAAAGGACAAAACTTTATGACACTACTCGCATTGATGTTCGTCGCAAACCACGCGCTCGGCCTGGCCGCTCTTTTGGCAACGCTCGGCGCCCTCGGCACCGTGCAGCTCGCGCAAGGCGCCTTCACACCCGACGCGATCACGAAACTACTCGCCGGCGATTTTCTAGCTATCGCTGCAAGCGGAGCCGTCAACCCGCACGTGTCGGCTCGCTACGTCATCACAAAGGCCGGCATCGCGGCTTTGACACTCGCCGCACCGATCGCCGGCGCCGAAGATGGCACGCTCATCGAGATCACATCGACGACCGCCTTCGCACACACCCTCACCGCGACTGGTTTACTGCGCAACGGCGCCGGCACCGTGAACCTCGCGACCTTTGCCGCGAATGATGGCGCCGCAATCCTGCTCTGCGCTTACAACGGCAAATGGTACGTGCAAATGGCGCAAGGCGTCACGATCACATAACAGTTTTCCGGCTCGTCTCCGCACACCAATCAGACCAACGCCGGAATAAAGGGCGGCGCGGCATCGCATCCCGCGCCGCCGTCTCCCTCAGCGAAAATATGTTTGAAGCTTTCTTACTATTTCTATTTCAGCCCTTTTGTCGGCATCAATGGCGGCCGTGCTTGTCGCGATCGGTCGGCGGCCCGGCGAAGCTCTGCCCGAAGTGCTGCAAGCTCGTCGCTCTGAGCGAAGCCGACTTTTACGCGCAGTTCGGCCGGATGCCTCAGATCGGTGCGGCATGAGCGACCCGCGGCGCTACTACATCTCGCATCTCTACCGGTGCCCCGAGTGCGGGCGCATCTTAGAGTGGCAAAAACGCCCCGACGAGAAGCCGGACAGTATGCTCCTACTCCACGACCCCGCGGCGAAGTGCAGCCGCGCCGGCAAGCGCTATTACGCGCCGCCGGTCGAGCTCACCGAATTCACGACGTAACAAATTCCGCAGACCACGAGGACACCATGAAAAAAGTCGAAGGAAAGCTCCGCCGCATGGAAATCGAAGTCCACCGCGGCCCAACCATCAAAGGCAAACTCGGCGAAGTGACCGGGCACACCGTCCACCACTACATGGAGCCGACCCGATCGCCGAAGTCTGAATCGGGCGCATTCATGGACCACACCCATCACTCGCAGCCCTTCAGCAAGGACGAGCACGACGCGATGATCGATCACGTGAACGAACATCTCGAGGATGGCGAGTAACCAATGAGCAGCAACACCCTCAATCGCAACAAAGTCAATCACGAGCTGAAAAAGCTCGGCCTCGGCGGGCTCGAGGACCGAAACTTGATGCAGCAGCTCGCGTTTTTCATGACGAATCACAGCGTATTTCGCTCGCTCTTGATGTCGACAAAGCCCGATCAGCGACGCAACGCCTACGAGGCCTTGCGGCCGCATCTGAGCTTCGCGCCGAAGCCGCTCGAAGTGTACGAAATGGAAGGCCGGCAGAAAGCGGAGCGCGAGCAGCTCCCCGGCTACAACGCCGCCACCGGCGAGATTATCCCGTTCAAAACGGGCGAAGTTGGCGATCGGCTCGAGGAGCTCGCGCAGGACGCGATCCGCGAGACGGCCTTCGTCAAAGGCGGCGGCTTTTTGACTCTGGTTTGCAGGAAATGCACGCTCGAACAATCTTGGCGCGCGAAAACCCGCAAACAGGGCGACAAAGACGCGATGCGCGACGGTTGGCGGATGCAGGAAGGTAAAGCGTATTGCCCGAAACACGTTCCATCGCGCCTCACAATGGGCCTCGAGTGTAGCGTGTGCGAGCGCCGCGAGAAGATCCGCGCCTGGGATGAGCAAGACGGCTACAGCCATGCCCGTTTGCTCGGTTGGATCATTGGCGACGCGGCGACGTGCCCGCGATGTGCGGCGAAGCCGGTTCTACTGCAATAACTCACCCCTTTTTTATGCTCACCCTAAAAACGAAAGACGTTCGCGACACCGCGATCGCTATGCCGGCACGCACGCAGGAGCTCGCGTGCGGCAAATGCGGCCGCACCGTGCTCGTGTCGACGACGACGATTCTCGCTTTTTGCCGCGATTGCTCGGCGACGCTCGGAGTCAAGCGCTAACCTATGGCCGCCCCTGAAGCAAAAGAGATCCGCGACATTTACGCCGCTTACCGCTCGGACTGGCAAGACATCCGCGACGAGGCGAACACCGACATGCGTTACGTGCTCGGCGATCCCTGGGATCCGAAGGATCGCGAGGCGCGCGAGGACGCCGGCCGGCCGTGCCTCTCGCTCGACGAGCTCAATCAATATCTAAATCAGTATGTAAACAACCTTCGCCAGCAGCGCCGCGCGATCAACGTCACGGCGAAGGGCAACGGCGCGACCGACGAAGATGCGAAGAAACGCTCCTCGCTCATCATGGGAATCGAAGAGCGATCGCAAGCGCAAGGCCCATATATTTGCGCCGGTCAAAGCGCCGCAGAGCGCAGTTACGGCTTTGCCGTTGTCCGCACCGAGTACAAAGACTTTGAGAGCTTCGATCAGGAGATTTTAATCAAGCCGGTTTTGAACCCGGATTCCATCCTCATCTCGCCGAACTACAAGCAGCCGGACGCTTCCGACATCCCAGACGGATTCATCCTCGAGCTGATGCCACGGGATCAATTCAAACGGCAACACCCGAAAGCGAAGATCACCGACTTCGTGGGCGACGCCGTGAGCGATGCGTCGACCGCGGACTGGATCAAAGAGAAATTCGTTCAACGCGGCGAATATTGGCGTGTCGAGTACGACACCGAGAAGCTCTTGCTCGTGCAAATGAAGGGCGGGCACGTCGTCATCGTCAAGGAATCGGAGTGGAAAAACCGCCGCGGCGGCGAAGAGGGCGAAGTCAAGCGCGAGCGCGATGTGCAACGGCCGCGCGTCGTGCAATACCTGACGAACGGGCTCGAGATCCTCGACGAGAAACCGTGGGCAGGAACGCGGATCCCGATTTGCACGTGCCTCGGCAAAGAAATGTGGATCACCGAAGGCGGCGTCGCGAAGCGCAAGCTCATTTCGATGGTGCGCCTGGCGCGTGATCCGCAAATGCTTTTTGCTTTCCTCGCGACGCAAGAGTGCGAAGAGGCCGGCCAGATCCCGAAAGTGCCGTTCGTCGGCTACACCGGGCAATTCCAATCGGACGAGGAGACCTGGAAAGAGATCAACAAAGTTCCGCACGCATTCGTGCAAGTCGATCCTATTCCGGACGGCCAGGGCGGCATTTGCCCGCTTCCGCAGCGGCCGGCCTATCAGCCGAATTTCCAGCAATACGAGCTCGCAAAAGACTCCGCGCGGCGATCGATCCAAGCCGCTTTCGGTATCGTGCCACTCCCGACGGCCGCGCAGCGCTCTAACCAGAAATCAGGGATCGCGCTCGACAAGATCGAAGAGCAAGAGGCGATCGGGAGCTTCCATTTCGCCGACAATTTCAAGCGCTTTCTGCATAACGTCGGATGGCAAGTAAACGAGCTCATCACCCCGATCATCGACACACAGCGCGACCAGGCGATCTCGAAGCCGGACGGCACACGGACGACGCTGCAGCTCGTCGGCAAAACCTCACACCCGATCGACAAAGACGGCGCCTATGAAGTCCAAGGCCTCGACGACGGCCATTTGCACACCGGCAAAGGCGACTTCGATGTCACGATCGGCGACGGCCCGAGCTACGCCTCAGAACGCGAGAAGCAATCCGACTTCAGCGATCGCTTACTCGATCGGCTCGAGACCTTGCCGATTCCGCCGGCGATCGCGCAGAAGATCCTCGCGCTCGCGATCAAGATGAAAAACGTCGGCTCACTCGGCGACGAGATCGCGCTCTTACTCAATCCGCCGGACCCGAAGAATCTCCCGCCGGCCGCGCAAGCGATCATCACGCAGCTACAGGGGCAGAATCAGCAGCTCACCCAGGAAAACTCGACGCTCCACATGGAGCGCGCCGGCCGCGTGCTCGAGCAGCAGACGAAGATTCATTTGAAAGAAATGGACGGGCAGCAAAAGCTCGACGCAAAGACGATCGATTACATCACGCAGATCGTCAGAGCGGAGCTCGCGAAAGGTTCGAAGCAGGACGCAACGAAGGCGCAGATCGACGCGCAGAAAGAGCTCACGCAACTCGGCTTCGATCACGATGCGATCGCCCGCGGGCACGAGGCCGCGCACGAAGTCGCGATGAGCGGGCTCGAGCACAACCGTACGAAAGAGCTCGCAGCTACAGCTCAGGCCGCACAGCCGGATCAGGCACAACCCGATACCGGCGCGGCATCTGGAACACCGGCTGAATGACGATTTTTTGTTCGAACTCTGAGCAGAGCGGGCACCAGATGCGCTCGATCGTGACACCGTGATCGGCGTGCACCTTGTAGGTTTTGCCGGGTTCAAGGAACGGCGTGATGCATTTCATTTAAAGGGACGGCGCCGGCTTCCCCAGATCCGCCGCGCGCTGCTCGAGCAAGTAATCCTGCTCGCGCTTGAGCTGTTCGAACGCGGGTTGGATGTAGATCTCCGAAAACTGTTCGAACGGCAGCGCCAGATCCGACTCTTCGACCTTCACCAACACTTGAGAGATCGCGGCGTCGGGATCTTCGATCGCACCTTTTTGCAATTTGAGAAATAACCAGTTTTGTTCCATGCCCCGACTTTAGCACCTTCGCCGGCTGAGGCGTCATTCAGCGAACCACCAAGGAAAACAAACATATGAGCACAACCGCCGTTACTCCGACCGCTTCGGCAGCGGTCACCACACCTTCGAAATCGGAACGGCACGCGGAATTTCTCCCGAGCGGCAACGAATACCGCATGACGGGGAAAATGCCCGCCGAATCCGGCGACAACGCATCGGACGAGTCGCAATCGTCCAACAAAGAAACCGCAGAGAAGAAATCGTCGCAAGAAGTCACGCCGAAAACGGATGCCTCGGCCGCATCCAGCGACGCCGAAAAAGCCGCGGCCTCGGAAACCGCATCCTCGCAGAAGAAAACGGCAGACACACCGGCAAGCGAAAACCGCTGGCAAAAACTCAGCCGCGAGAATAAAGAACTGCGCGAGCGCATAACGAAGCTCGAGACGGGATCTCCAACGCGTGAAACCACGGCCTCGCAAACCGTAACACCCGAAGCGAAGCCCGCCGCCGCGGCCGCGTCAGTTCCGAAGGCCACACCGAAACCGAAGATCGATGATGTCGATCCCGCCACCAAGCAGCCGAAATACAAAACCTTTGAAGAGTACGAAACCGCGAAAGACGCGTGGACACTCGACGAAGCGGTGCGCAAGGTGGAAGAGAAAGGCGCCAAGACACAGCGCGAGCAGCAAATCGCGCAGTCGAAGCAAGTCGTCGCAACGGAATTCGGGAAACGCGTCGAAGCCGCGCGCACCAAATACAACGACTTTGACGAAGTGGCACTCCACAAGGATTTACCCATCAAGGAAGGCTCGGCCGTCGACTTCTTCACCCTCGATTCGCCGATCGGGACTGATGTCCTTTACTTCCTCGGGAAAAATCCGACGGAGCTCGCACGCATTAACAAGCTGAACAATGTCGGCGCGATTCGCGAGCTCACGAAAATCGAGCTCAAGCTCACACCGGCCGACGCGGCAAAACCCGCCGCGGCCGCGGATGCCGCGAAAACTTCTGCTAAACCCGTAACCCAGGCCCCCGCGCCGGCGCACCAGGTTTCCGGAAACGGAGCCGTTGCCAAAGACACAGCGGCGCAAGCGGTCGAAGACGGCGACAGCGACACCTATATTCGCGCCGAAAACGCGAAGGCGCTCGCACGTCGCAAAAAAGGATAACCCGTCATGGCAGACCAGTTCCTTAACACCGGATGGATTTCGATGGAAGTCCTCCGCAACCTGAAGAACGCGATGAAAGTCGCGGAATACTTCAATAATTCGTGGGAGAAGGATTACGAGAAAACCTTCGCCGTGGGCTCGACGATCACGGTGAAATTTCCGCAACAGTTCCTCATCCGCGACGGCCTCGCATACAACCCGCAAGGCATCAACCGCATTTCCACAACCGTTTCGCTCGACCAACCTTTCGGAATCGATTTTCAGTGGGACGATTACGAAGCCGCGGTCAAGGCGGAGCGCTCCGAAGAAGAGATCAAAGAGCAGTATCTCGAGCCCGCCGGCGTGCAGATTGCGCAGGAGATCGACTCGCGTGCAGCTCTGTTCGCCAAGAACAACACGTCACAGATCCAGGGCTCGCTCGGCGTCGATCCGACGAGTGTCGTGTTCTTAGATCTCGCTCGAGCTCGCTTGCTGCAAAAGGCCGCTCCGCAGGGTAAGCGGTGCGCGCTGATCTCCTCGTCCATGATGACGAACTCCATCAATACCCCGGTCACTAGCTTGCTTCAGCCGAGCGACGAGATCACGATGGCGTTCAAAGAAGGAGCACTCGGCCGCCTGAAAGGCTTCGATCTATTCGAAGAGCAGTCGCTATACACGCACGTCGCCGGCACCTGGGCGGCTGCGGTCACCGTCACCGGCGCCGGGCAGTCGGGCTCCACGCTCATCGTCACCGGCACCGCGAACGACACCATCAACCAAGGCGACAAAATCGCGGTCGCGAACGTGAATTTCGTCAATCCACGTACGCGGCGCATTGCCGGCCCGAAAGTCGCGCAGACCTTCTCCGCGACGGCTAACTATGTCCTCACGGGCGGAGCGGATGCGATCGGCATCGTGCCCGCGATCTTCGGACCGGGCAGCCAGTACCAGAACGTCGACGCTTTGCCGGCTAACGGCGCCGCTTTGACTCTGTGGCCTGGCACGAACAACCCGAACGGCGCTTCTGGCACCGTCGGACTCGCGCTCACGCGACAGGCCTTCGCCGTCGTCGGCATGCGTTTTTACAAGCCGAAGTCGGTCGAGGCTTGCAGCCAGGCCGAAGATAAGCAAACCGGAATCCCGGTGCGCTTCGTCAAGGCGTGGGATCCCGTCCGCTCGATGCAGATCAACCGTTTCGATACGGTCGTCGGCTTCGGAAACCTGTATCAAGACAACGGCGCAGTCGCGCTGCTCGGAGCCTAAGAAAAGGAGAATTCCCACTAGCAGATTTTGCGCATTCGTTTGGCAAATTTTTGCCGGGATCCCAAACATGAAAAACAAAATCTCGATCGCTCTCTCTTCTCTCGTCCTTCTGGCGTGCGCGCTCTTCGCGGAGCCCGCCTTCGGCCAGGCCACCTTGACGCAGACCACTTTGTCGGCGGCAATTCAAACTTCCGCAGCTAACAGCATGAGTGTCACTTCAGCAACCGGCTTCGTCGCCGGCGCTTCTCTCGCGTTCATCGTCGACGCCACCGGAGGCAACTCCGAGGCGGTATTCGTGAACACCGTGAGCGGCACTACGATCGGCATCACGCGCGGCTATAACGGGGCGGGCGTCTCTAACCCACACCCGAAGAGCTCGCTCGTGTTTGTCGGACCGCCGGCCTCGTTCTACTACGTGAACCCGTCCGGATCCGCGCCGTTCGTCAACGGCGTGGCCTCATGCGCAAACACCCCTGTGACCCCGTACATCAACATCATGAACGGGACGCAATGGTTATGCTCGCCGGTCACCCTCTCGTGGGTTCCTGGTTGGTTCAATGATGTGGCGACGCAAGGCATGACCGCGGCCGTCGCATCGGTCGCGGGCGCAACCTTGCCGTCCGGACCGCTGTTCCACATCACCGGCACGAACGCGATCACGGCCTGGGGCTCGAGCACAACCGTGTTCGGCACCGGCGCCGGCGGCAGCACGACCGACGTAGTGGGTGCGCCGTTCTGCATCATTCCCGACGCGATCTTTACGACAACCGCGACGAACAACATCGCGCTCGCAACGACCGCCGTCGTGAATAAGCAGCTCTGCTACGTGTTCGACCAAACAAATAAAAAGTACGTTCCAAACTACTAACCGCGTTCCTCTCCAATCGAGAGGCGCCGAGGCCCGGTCCGCTCGCGACCCCTTGTGTGCCGGGCTTCGGCGAAATTCTTTTTCCCTATATATGCCGCTCAACGAATCGCGCCGCAAAACCCGCGAGCGCTGGCCGCTCCAGTTTGATCTCGAGGGCGTTCCACGCGAAACGGCCGAGCGCAACCGGCTTTTAGAGCAGCTCAAATTCTCAATCCCCGAGGACACTATGGCATCGAAAAATAAATTCATCGTCGACACCACTCCAAAGACGGAAGAGCGCGATCTCAGCAAAGAAATTCGCGTGCAACACCGTCACCAGGAATACCCGCGCGCCGTCTATAACCACGACAACGGGCACGTCGCCGAAGTCGCCGACGAAAAGCAGTTTAAGACGCTCGAGAAGCACGGCTATCAACTGAAGCCGGCGCTCGATCGCGATTACTCGCAAATCCACCAGCGCACCGGCTGCGCTCCGCTGAAAGAAGCGAGCCCGATCCCCGAAGATGTGCAATCGGCGGAAGATGAGCTCCAAAAACTTCTCCGCGAAGAAGAAGAAGCGGGACAGGACTAACTTAGATGCCGATCGGTGGACCAAATCAGCCGCCCGCGCCGCTCTCGTACACCGTCGGAGACATTTGCACCGACGCGCTCATCGAGATCGGCGCGCACCCGCCAGGGGAACCGCTAGATGCCGAGGAGGCGCAGTGGAGTTTGCGCAAGGCGAATTACCTTTTCGACGTGTGGGGAGCGCTACGCGGGAAGGTTTTCTCGTTCGCGTTCAACGTCTACACGCTCACGCCGGCACTCTCGCCGCACACGATCGGCCCGAGCGGTCAAGCAACCTTCGCGACAACCGGTCCGCGGCCGGTCAAAATCGAATCGGCCGCGCTTCTCCTCCCCGGCTCGAACGGACCGTTCGATCAGATCATCAAAGTGCGCGATGCGGCATGGTGGGCGGCGCAGCAAGCGAAGTCGATCCAAAACAACATTCCGACGGATCTCTTTTACAATCCGGCTTCGCCCGACGGGCAGATCTATTTCTGGCCGGTTCCAAACGCCGCCTCGCAGGTGCGTTTGCAGACATGGCAGAGCGTTACGCAGTTCGTCGCCATCACGGACCCGATCGGCGGCCCGAACGGCCCCGGCACGCTTCCGCCTGGCTACCGCGCGGCGATGATGTACTCACTCGCCGAAGAGCTTTGCCCAGGCGCGAAGAAAACTCCGTCGCCGGCACTCGTCGCCGCGGCTTTGCGCGCGCGAAACGCGGTTTTCGGGAATAACATGAAGTCGCCGCGCACGTCGACGCAAGACTCAGGAATGCCGCGAAGCGGCACAGGGCGGAGGAGTGATTTCAACTATCTCACCGGCGGAAAAGTCGGCGGGCGGCCGGAATAGGCAGAGGGCGATCACTTATATCTGATCCCGAGCTCCTCGAGCGAGCCCATCGGAATAGCCATGTGAGGGTGAAGCGGTTCGCGCCAATGCACGCCCCGCATCTCGCAGGGCTCCGAAACAGCCAAGTACGAGGCGAGATTGTGAGTCGCTTCGTGGGGCACTAGAGTGCCCGTCGCGCGCTCGATCGCTGCGATTGCCGTTGCAAGTTCTAACGGCTGATTCGGGCTCGACATTAGGTATTCGCACTCGTGCGCTAGCCGCGGCGACGGCGTCAAGTCTCCAACCCCGCGCAGGACATCAATTCGGCTGATGATGGAGCCCATGAATTCGGGCGACCAGGCGCGAATAAAGCGCACGGTCGATCCGGCGGGCAGGATCACATTGCCGGGCACAATGATTTTCGACGGGAACGACCAGACGCGACCGAAGGGAATTTGCTCCGCGATCGCGGCGCCGGCGAGGCCGGCGGCAAGCATTCCGAGAAAGCCTCGGCGGTTCACCATCGCGCACCCTCGAGGGCGCGCACATACTCGCGCACGTACCAGCGCTGAGGGATCCGGAAATGCGCCTCGCTCACGAGCGGAGAGGCGTCGGCCAACCGCAGGTTTTCTTTGAGCACTCGCAAAACCTCGCGCGTCACGTAGTCGAAGTCAAGAGCGGGATCCGTGATCACGATCTCTTTTGGGAAAGACCACACGCGGCCGAGCGGGATCGTTTCCGCGATCGCGGCGCCGGCGAGGCCTAGACCAAACAGTTTTAGAAATCTGCGACGCTCCACAAAAAGATTATGCCTGAAGATGTTCTAACTCTCACGCTCCGAATGCACGACCCCGACGAGAAGCAGGATGCCTCGCTTTCGGCATCATGGGCAGTCGTGCGCGTTCCACGCTCAGACCTACAACTCGCGCACGCCGACTTCCTCGCGAAGTACGTCGTGCCGGCACTCGCCGAACTGAAGCAGTTGAAGCTCACCTAAGACAATGGCAAAAAAAGGCGATTGGGGTTTTTGCGGTCCGACCTACACGGCGGAATCGCCCGTCATCGACGCGGAAGACGCAATGAACTGCTATTGTGAGCGCTCCGAGTCGAAGGGCGCGCGCGTGCCGATCGCGCTTCTGCATACGCCAGGCCTCAAGGGACTCGGAGCCGTCGGCGAGGGTTCGATGCCGGGCACCTTCAGCGTGAACGGCCGCACCTTTTTTGCCGCGTCGAATCTTTACGAGCTCGCCGCGGACGGCTCGACGACAAACCGCGGCTCGCTCGGCGGCGTGCCATCGACGCCGACGCAGATCACCGCGAACCAGACGCAGCTCGTCATTTTGAACAATGGCAGTCTCTTCGTGCTGACACTCGCGACGAATGTCCTCGTCGCCGTCAACATGGCGCAATTCAATGGCCCGGTCGCGCAGATGGATCATTGCGACGGCTACATTATCGCGACGCTGCAAAACTCGCACACCTTCCAGACTTCGAGCCTCGGCGATGCGACCACGTGGAGCGGCCTCGACATCGCGACGATCTCGTATTTTCCGGACAACATCGTCTCGTTCAAAGTCGATCACCGGCAACCCTGGTTTTACTCGAACAAAAAGGCGATCGGCTATTACAACGGCGGCGCCGGCTTCCCGGTGTTCATTCCCTACCCTGGCGCGGAGCTCACCGACGGAGCCGCGGCCGCGTTTGCCACCGTGTCGGCCGACAACACGCTATTTTTCCTCAGTCAAAACGAAGATGGCGCCATGATGGCGAAACGGCTTACCGGGCTCAACTCGAGCGAGAGGATCTCGACGCATGCGGTCGAGCTCGCCTGGCAGAAATATAAAGTTTGGTCGGACGCCGTCGCCTATGCGTTCCAGGAAAACGGTCACACCTTCATCCATTTTTATTTCCCGACAGCGAACGCCTCTTGGCGATACGACGCTTCCACGGGCCTCTGGCACAAAGTCGGCTACTACGTCCCGGCGAGCGGGCAATACATCGCCCATCGCTCGATGTGCCACACGTTCAACTTCGGGATGCACATCGTCGGCGATTGGTCGACGGGAAAGATTTATCAAATGTCATCGCAGATCTATACCGACGATGGCAACCCGATCCGCGGCTATCGCCGCACGCCGACGATTTCGAAAGACAACGAGTTTGTGTACTACGACGAGATCGAGATCGACTGCGAAACCGGCCTCGGACCGCAACCGGCGCTCGTCGACGGCGACGGGCAGCCGCGGGATCCGCAGCTCATGCTGCGATGGTCAAACGATGGCGGGCGGAATTGGTCCAATACTTACTATCTCCATTGTGGGCTCGCCGGCGAGACGAAACGCCGCGCGCTGAAGCGCATGCTCGGCCGCGGCCGCAAAAGAATTTGGGAAGTCGCATGGACGGATCCCGTTCCCTGGCGCTTCGCCGATGCCTATCTGCGACTCGAGCCGGAAGCGGACTAGATGCCGACGAAGATCATCACACTCAACCCGCCGCCGGTGCGCGCTGCGGATATTCCCGAACCGCTGAGTAAGTGGCTGCTAGCGGTGCAAAACCTTTTGCCGCTCTACGAAGTCAACACGTCGGGCGGCCCCTATTCTGAAGCCGTGCCGCCGGCCATCTCGACCGGGCAGCCGAAGCAAGGGATGGAGATCACCTTCGTAAAAGTCTCGGCCGACGCGAATGTCTACACCCTCACCGGCGTGCAGCTCGGGAATTTGACACTCACCGCGCAAGGCGATCGCTTCAAAGTCAAATGCGACGGCACGGTTTGGTGGAGAACCGGTTGAGCATCTTCAGAAGCCGCGACTGGAAGGCGATCAAAGCTCTCGCGTGCGATCCCGCAATCTTTCGCCACATTTCGGACGACTACACGTCGGACCCGGCGAAGTGGGAGCCCATGCAGAGCGAGCAAATTTGCTATTTGCTCGCGGCCGACGATTCCGGCCTCTTCGGCTTCGGGATTTTCATGCCGACAAATTGGGTTTGCTATTCGGTGCACCTCGCCTTTCTCCCGCGCAGCTACGGAGCGCGATCGCTTGCTCATTTCAAACAAATGATCGAGTGGATGTGGAAGCACACGAAGGCGGCGCGCATCGTCGGCGAGATCGACATCGACAACCGGCGAGCGATTCGCTTCGCGCGCGCGGCCGGCTTTGTCTCGTACGGCATCAACGCGAAAAGCATTCAGCGCGGCGGAATTTTACACGACCAGGTCGCACTCGGGATCTCGAGGCCTTAAAACTATGTCTTTCATTTCATCATTAGCCGGCGGAATTCTCGGTGCGGGCGCCGCCAACGACGCGGCCGCGGTCGAGTCTCAGGCCGCGAAAAAAGCGCAGGATCTCAGCAAGTCGAACCAGACCGACGCCATCAACATGCAACAAGGCGTATGGTCCGGCACCCAGGCGGCGGAGCAACCCTACCAGGAGCTCGGCGCAACTTCGGCGAACCATCTCCGCGACTTGCTCTCGGGCGGCTTCAAGGCACCGACGCTCGCCGAAGCGGAACAGACGCCAGGCTTCAAATTCAACATGGAGCAAGGCACGCGCGCGATCGATCAGAACGCGGCCGCCAACGGCACGCTGATGTCTGGAAACACCGGCACCGCGCTCGAGAAATTCGGCACCGGGCTCGCCGAGAACACGTATCAGCAGGACTATAACAACGCGCTGAACTCGTACATGGCGAACTACTCGACGCTGAAGGGCGGAACCGATACCGGCCTCAGCTCGACCGGGCAGCTCGGGCAATTCGGCCAGGACGCGGCGACGAACACCGGGCGCATCGATCTCACGGCCGCCGACCAGCAAATGCAGCAGATCAATAACGCAGCCGCCGCGCGCGCTTCCGGCTATCTCGGCTCGGCGAAGGCCTGGGGCACGGCCGCGGGCGGAATGGCGGCAGGCGTCGACAACCTCGATCTCTCGGGCGGCTCGTCACTCTTCGAGAACGCTCAGAATCTTTTGATGGCCTAAATTATGGGAACCATACCCGCACCGAACATCGCAGACGAAGCCGGCCAGATCGCCGCGGCTCCCGTAAACGCTTACGCGGAGTACGCGCGCGCCGCGCAACTGAAACAGCAAACCCAGCTCGCCGCCGCGCAGACGCAAGGCGCGCAGCAGGAAAACCAGATTCGTCAACGTCAGATGCAGGATGCCGACGCACTTACGAAGGCGATGACGGTTTACGATCCCGCGAAGCACACGCCCGACGATATTCCGCGGCTTCTCGGCGAAGCGGGCGGATCCGGCCAGGCGCAACTCGCCGCGCAGAAATCCGTGATCGAGAAGAAAACGGCGCTCGCGACACTCGACAAAGATCAGTTGACGAACCTGTCCGCTCATCACGACGCCGCGCTCGGCGCGATCGATGCCGCGCGCCAGGTGCCAACCGAGCAACTCACACAACACATGCTCGACACCGCGAAGCAGCTCCAGGCGCAGGGGCATCTCACGCCGCAAGAAGCGCAGCAACTCACGCAGCACGCGCAGTCGATGCCGGCGGAACAATTCGCGCCTTGGCTCGACATCTACGAGAAGGGCCTGAAGGGCGAGAAGCAGCAGATCGCCGAACTCAAAGAAAAAAAGACGCAAGAAGTCGAGCAGCAAAAAGCCGACGCCGGCGACTGGAAAGAAACCGGGCAGGGGCAACTCACCAACACGAAAACGAAAGAGACGATCGGCACCGCGCGGCAACCCGTCGAATTGCGCGAACTCCAGGACTATCTCTCAGATCCGACGATCGATAAACAGATCGCGCACAAAAACGCCGCGACGTTCGCCGCGTGGAAGGCGAAGCAGTCGCCGAACGCGGTCATTCTCGGCAACCAACTCGGAGCAGGCGGCCAAGGATCCGCGCTCGACCAGGCGGCGCAGCGCTACTCGCAAACGGGCGACCTTCCCGCGGGCTTCGCGCGCAGCCCCGGAACGACGGCCGCGATCATCAAGCGCGCCGCGGAAATGAACCCCGACGCGAACATCGCTTACAACAAAGCGACATTCGCCGCGGACAGTAACGCGCTGAAAAAAGTACAAGGGCAATTCGACCAGGTGACGGCATTCGAAGGGACCGCGTTAAAGAATCTCGATCTCTTCATCACGAAGGCAAAGGCGATCCCCGATCTGGGAATGCGCTTTGCGAATGTTCCGCTGCGCATGATTACCGACAAGATGATCGGCGAGAAGAATTTTGCTGCGATGAACGCCGCGCGGCAAACCGCATTCACCGAAGCCGCGAAGGTGCTCAACTCCGCGACCGCATCGGGAGTGCTTTCCGATTCGGCCCGCAAAGAACTTAACGACGTAATGAGCGGCAATCTCCCGCTCGCGGCATCGATCGAAGTCGTGAACACCCTCAAGCAAGATATGGGAAACCGTCATCAGTCCTACCAGGATGACATCGACGCGATCAAAGGGCGGCTCTCGCATCAACCGAAACCCGCCGGCGGCGGCAGTCTCACGTTCAAAGCTCCAAATAATAAGACGTACGTATTCAAAGACCAGGCATCACTCGACGAATTCAAAAAGGCCGCCGGGATCCAGTGAGCGCTTTCGCACCTACTTTAACTTGGGAAGAGTATCAGCGGCTTCCGGCCGAGCAGCGTCGACGACCGCTCACGCCGGCGGAATATGCTGCGCTCAAAACTCCCGACGAGAGCGAAGGCGGAGCGCCGGCCGATTTCGCCGGCCCGGTTTTCCCGAACCCGAACCATATCCGCGTGAGCTCGGATCAGGATCCAGGCGGCGATCCGACGCGCTTACCGGACGGCGTCTCATTCCAGAAGCAAAATTTCTCGGGACCGACGCCGGCCGACGTTTCAAATCCGCCGGCGGCGCAGATCCTACCAGCGGCTGCGGTCACAACCGGAAAGCCGATCGACTACGACGCGCTCGCCGCTCAACACGGCGGCACCGCGGCCGTCGACTATGACGCACTCGCCGCGGCGCATGGTGGCACGGCGGCCGCCGAAGAGAAGCACGAGCAGCCAACCCTCGGGCAGACGCTCACACAGCCGACCGACCAAACGGACAAGGATTATTTGTCGATGACCGGCCCGGCCGGCGTCGCCGCGGCAACGATCCACGGATTCAACCGCGTCGCCGACTCAACAAAAGACGCGATCAAAGGCACGTGGGATTCAGTAACCCAGGCGCCGCAGGATGACCACGAGAAAACGGCCTTCAATGCGGCCGGCCCGGCCGGGCTCGCTATTTTTCGCATGCTGCGAGGCCTCGGGCATTCGGCCGCGGATTCGACGAAGATCGCCGGCGCGATCCACGACATCAATCAATCGCCGGATCCGCTCGGCGTCTATGCCGGCGCCGCCGAGGATACCGCCGCGCAGGGCGCCGGCCAGGCGTTAACCGCGCTCGGGACCGAAGGCGCCATCAAAGCCGCGCCGAAGGTCCTCGACACCGTCACGAGCCCGACCAAGATCACGGCGCCGATCCGCACGACGGTGCGCGCGGTCAATAAGGCGCTCGAGAAGGCACCCGGGACGATTGGAACGGCCATAGGGACCGCCGCGGGCGCCGCTACGGGCCTTCCCTTCGCCGCAGAAGCCGGCGCAGCGGTCGGCGGCATCATCGGCAAGGAAGTTTTGCCGGAAATCAGCCTACCAGGCGAAAACTTCGGGCTCCCGAAGCGAGTCACCGGCGGCGAGCCTGGCTCGCTCCCTGGACCGGTCGAGGCAGAGGCCTCGGGACCGTCTAAAGAGCTCCCAGCGGCCTTTAACCCGCCATATCGACCCCCTACAGGCACGGCCGACAACCCGGCAACGGGACCGAGGACCATCGTCCGGGATCCGGAAACCGGGCGCCCCGAATTCTCCGATGTCGTAGCAAAGCAAGCCGCCGCCAAGGCCACCCCGACGAAGCCAGCCGAAGTAAAGGCCGCGATCTCCGCGCCGCTCGATCGCGCACTCGGCAACGAGCCCGTGATCAAGCCCACAGTGAACATCAAGCCCGGCGTCAAGATCCGCAACCAGATCACGAAGAGCGCGACGCCGCTGCCCGAGGGCTTCACGCCGGCCGACTCGGAGCTACTGAAGGGCTACAAGTACGATCCCGAAACCGAGCGCCTGGACGCGGTCCTGAACTCAGGCGAGCACTATGCCCACCAGGGCATCACGCCGGACCAATTCGCAAAGTTTGAAGCCGCTGATTCACAAGGCCGCGCTTGGAACGCTCTCCGCAACGGACCAGGCGTCTCGCGCATCGAGAAGAACTTCGGACCATCGAAGCCGGGCACGATGCGATCGCCGACAACGGGCGAGATCATTCCGAAGTCGAAAGCCGGCATGGAAACGACGCGCACCGTCGAGATCGATCCCGAAACTGGACGGCCGGAATTCTCAGATGTGATCGAGGGGAAGAAAAACGCCGCGACGGCACGAACTGAAGAACCAAAAACTGCGGCCACTGACGAAGATCTCACTTCCCTGCTCGATCAATCTCTCGACCAGGCCAAAGTTGGCAAAGGCGGCGTAATGACGACGGCGGATCCGGCAGACCTTTCGAAGCGCTGGGGCGTGGATCCGGAAAGCTTGGCCTCCGGCCGCGAGCAGACGCGCGGCATGAGCCCCGAGCAGACCGAAGAATATATCGCGAAGCTCGCGGACTCGTACCGAAAAGGCCGGGCGGTCGAGCCGGTGATGGAAACGCGCGACGCTGAGAACAATATCGTCGGCGTCGATGGCAGGGCGCGCGCGATCGCGGCCGAACGGGCAGGGATTAAGCGGATCCGGATTATGATCCGGCGGGTTGAGCAAGCGGCGGCGGAGTCGCAAGAGAAATAATTTCGAACTCGCCGTAGGGCGCGACGATCGCTTGCGGCAGTAGCTTCGCCATCACGGCGGCTTGGTCCGATCGGGAGTGAATCACGACTTTGCCGGCGAATCGCGTGTAGGCGAGATAGCGGGCAACTTCCTTCCCGTTTCCGTGCTGGCGGTCCGGGTATCCCGCATCCATCCAGTGCAGATCGTGATCGAGAAAGACGGCGTCAAACTTTTCAGCTGAAAGAATTGCAAGCGCGTCCTCGGCGGTTTTCGCCGAGCGGATCCGCGGCAGGCGCGAACGGAACCACTCTAAACGCTCCTCCGTGTCATCGAGCACAAACACCGACCAATCGGCAGGAATTTGAATACTTGAGGCGGAAATCCTTACCATGATGACTCATTTTGACGTTCTCCCCGGCGCCCCGCAATGGCTCTTCCGGTCAGTTACTAAGCTCGTTTTTTCGCTGTTACTCACGAGTTACCTTTGTGTATTGGCCTTCGGCCAGGGTGTTTCCGTCTCGCTCGCGCCGACGCCGCAATTCATGCAGTTCGACCAAAGCGGGCGCCCGCTCGCCTTCGGCTGCGTCTTTACCTATGCGACCGGGACGACGACGCAGATCCCGACTTACACCGACGTGACCGGCATCACGCAGAATCAAAACCCGGTGATTCTCACCGCCGGCGGGACCGCGAACATTTGGGTGCAATCGGGCATTGCTTACACGTTCAAAGTGAAGTCGGCCGGCGGCGTGCAATGCGCCTCGGGCGCGACCCTCTACACCGTGAACGGCATCGGCGGCGGCGCCTCTTCGCTCGTGACCGTCGTCGCGTTTAACACGACGCTTACTTTTCAGGACGCATCGCAAAACCAGCTTTTTACGCTCACCCTTACGGGCAACGCCTCGAGCTTGCCGCTCACCGCGATCGGTGTCTCGCCGCCTGGAATCATCACCTGGCAGATCACGCAAGACGCGGTCGGCAATCGCACCTTCGCATGGCCCTCGAACGTCATCGGTGGGTGCACGATCGCCGGCGGAGCGAATCAAGTCTCGACGCAAATGTTTATCTGGAACGGCACGAACGCAACCGCGATCGGTCCGTGCGTCACCGGCACCGGCCCGGCACTCAATATCGGCAGCCTACTCGCTACGGGTGCCGTCATCGCGAATTCGTTCACTTCGGGCAACCCGAATCCCGCGCTGAGTGGATCCGTGCGCCTGGCCTCGGCCGACTGGATCACATGGCGCAACAACGCGAACAGCGGCGACGTGATCCTCGCAAAAAACGCTGCGGACAATCTCATTTATCCGAACGGCTTATCGCTCGGCGGCGGGACCGCGCTCGCGACGACCAATCAGAGCGGGACCGGAAATATTTGCATGACGACAAACTGCCAGCTCGTTACGCCGGCATTGAATGGCGTCACTGTTTCCGGCACGCCAGCCGCCGGCCAGGGCATTGTTGCAACTAGCCCAACCGCGGCCAGTTGGGGAAACATTGGATCTTTCAACGCGCCGCAACGCGTCGTACTTGGCTCGCCCGTCGCTCTTCCGATTAACACGCAAACGATCGTCCTCACCGAGAGCGTCACCTTCCCATCGACGGCCGGAACCTATCGCGCCGATGTGCGCTATGGCGCTTGGGCTACGGTCGGAGCGAATATTTGCTCGGCCGAAGTGATCGACACGACGAACAGCCGCGCCTGGGCTTTGAGCGGACAGAACCCCAACGGCTCGGGCTTCGTCGGCTTGTCGGGCTCCGAGATTTCGTCGCAGACTTATGCGGCCGGCGCGACCGCGACTTTTACTTTGCAGCTCGCGTGCAACGCGGCAAGCACCGCCACGATTAACGGCTCTTTCAGCTTCTCGCCGCAGGAGCCGACCTATCTCTCTGTAACTCCAGTTTTGAGCAACTAAAAGGAAAGGAATTTTCCCAATGCAATTCCGCCGCATTCTCTCTTTGCTGTTATTCGTCGCGCTCGTCATCGCCTCGCCGAAGGGATCCGCGCAGTCGATGAGCACGGCCGGCCCCTTCGTCATCTCGAGCGGCACGAGTCGGTGCGCTCCGATCGACACAACCGCGGACGCCGTCGTCGGCATTTACGTGAGCGGAACCTTCGTCGCCACGTTGCAGCCCGAAGTCTCGATCCAGGGGCAGGCCGCAGTTAACACGCAAGTCACGCCGTCCACTTCGTCGACGCCGCAAGCCACCATCACCGCGGCCGGCGGTTATACGGCGAACGTCGCCGGCTACGACAAATTTCTCGTGTGCGTGACCGCCTACACGTCGGGCAGCGCGACGATCTATCTCAACGCAACCCCGCGCCACTAGAAACACCGGAAAGCCCGATCGGATTCTCTTAAATGAAAAAACTATTGTTGTCTTTTGTCGTGCTGCTCGCTGCGATCCCGGCCGTTGCGCAAAACGTGCGCTATGACGCTCCCTTCCCTTCCGTCTCGTCGACCACCGCGACGCCGTACTTAGTCGCAAACACCGCGCCGAATTCTCCGATCCTCGCAGTTTGCAACTCGCCGGCGAATGCCGTGCCTTGCACGAACTACGCGACGACGTACAACTCCGCCGGCGCCGCCTGTTCGAATGGTGCGCAAGATACGCCGCAACCGCAACCCTCGAGCTGTCAGCCGACGGGCGACGCGCAAGGCAACATCGGGTTTTGGGCGCCGGCCGGCAAATACGATTACACGGTCTGCATTTCGGGAACAGTCTCATGCTTCGGCCCCTACACCGTGACGCTCGGCCTCACGTCGACCGGCGGCGGCACTGTCACCGGCGCGACCGCGGGCGGCGGCCTAGTTGCCGCCGGCGGCGGCACGACGCTCGGTTTGTCGAGTTGTAGTGCGAACCAAGTCCAACTATCGAACGGCTCCGCCTGGGCATGCGGCAAACAGATTCCCGTTACAACCGTCGCCGGCCTCGCGAGCGTGCTCGGATTAGGAAACGGCTCGCTCGCCGTCGTAACAGACGGCTCGAGCTCGAGCGATTGCACCGCCGGCAGCGGCAGCACTACCCTTCTCTGCAAATACAACGGTTCGGTTTGGTCGGCCGTCGGCGGCACAACCTTTGCGACGCTCGGCCCCGGCACGAATAACTCAGCCGCGATGGTCACCGGCACCGGCTCGAATCACTCAACGTCGGGATCCGGACAGATCGCCGCAAGTCAAACCTGGGCGCCGAATATCAACATCCAAAAGCCGACCGTGACGACGAGCGGAACCGGCGCCGGCGGCAGTTTTGCGAACGGGCACTCCGCGCTCGTGCAGATTACCTTCAACACCGCGACGGGCGAAACCCTCGCCGGTCCGCTCGCTGCGGGCGTCGCCTGCGCCGCCGGCGGCGGATGCACCGCCACCGTGACCGCGCCAACGATCCCGGCCGGCTATACCGGGTACACGGTTTACTCCTGCGACGAATCGAACAGCTCGACCTGCGCGATCGGTTCCCTCTCGCGCCAGACCGCGCTCGCCGCCTGCGTCAACATCACGACGAGCTGCGTGATTTCGACTCCCGGAGCTGGTTCGGCGGCGCCGACCGTGACGACCGCCTTCGTGCAGCCGCCGAATCTTCAGGCTTCCGATTGCCCGCCCTCGGTTTTGCCCACAGGATTCATCCAGACGAATGACGGCAACTACCACACACAATCGGGCGTCTCGACGCCCACCACGAACGGGCTCACCGGCGTTCTCGTCGATTGCCGGCAGCACTTCTTCACCGATTACGGTGCGGCGACGAATCCCGCGCGCGCCAGCTCGGAACCGATTGCCTACAACAATTCGTTCATGGCGATCAACCACCTTTTCGGCCAGTACACATCGACCACAAACCAGGACCGGGCACTTTCCATCTGGGCGACGAACCCGGCAAATGACTCCTCGACGCGCTACGCCATGGAAGGCTTGCAGATCGAGAACGACTTCAACTGCAACGGCTGCACGATCAACGGAAGCCCGGACGGCGAAGTCACGAACCTGAGCTTGCAGTTTCAGGACACCGCGGCAACCAACTTCACTCCGCCGAGTCTAGGCATGAACGTGATCCGGGCCGAGTACTACAAGGCAGGGCCGGGGGCGACGACCAGCGCAAACTACAACATCCTGAACGCGATCTTTCAGATCAACGACAACACCTTCCAGAACGGGGATATCCTCAGCGGCCTCAAATTTCAAGTGTCCTCGTCTACCAGCACGACGACGAACAACGTGGCGACGGCCGCGGTGCTGAATCTTTTCAACACCACGAAGCAGTTCACGAACGGGCAATTTGCGTTGTACTCATCCGGCGTCCCGCTCGGCGCGAACAATTACTTGATCCGCAACGACGGCGCTGGAGTCCCGTCTTTACTGAATGGCCCGGCGACTCTCTCCGCCATCCTCAACAATAATGCCGCCGCGCTGCCCGTCACCGGATCGACCGTCGTCACCCCTTCGGTCACGGTCAACCAAGCCTCGGTTCTCGCCCCTTTGAACGCGACCTGCACCGGCGGCGCCAGCAGCTACTCCTACTTCTTTGTCGGAGTCGATGGGAACGGCGGGCAGTTCGTAAGTACAGCCGGCGCGAGTTGCAACACCGGTACGAACCCGCTCACGAGCGGGAACCCGGCATCGGTGAACAATAACCTTTTATCGAACGTCGTCGGGCAGTTTGTCCGCATCGATGTCTACCGCACCGCCGGCCCCATGGCACTCGGTAAAATCGGCAGCCTCACCTGCGCCGCCACGGCAGCCGCGACACCCCCTTGCGCGACGAACTTTCTCGACACCGGCCTCGCCGCCGGCGCCGCGATTCCAACCGCGAACACGACCGGCACGGTCGCAGCGCAGGGATATTTGACGACGACGAATTGCGCGGTCAATAGCGCATCGCCCGCCGCGTGCGGATCGGCGACTTCCGGCGCCGTCGTGATTCCGACGACGACGACGACCTACACCGTCAACACGACGCAGATCACGGCGGCGAGCCGCATCCAGCTCACCTGGCTCACCTTCGCTTCGAATCTTCCGAGCGCGCCGACGTGCGTCGCGCCCTCGACGACCACTATGCCCACGATCTCGAACATCGTCGCCGGGACGAGCTTTACTATCGCGCTCACTTCGACGACCGGACAGACCTGCCCGCAGTTCGAGATCTTCAACTAAGACTTACTAACCGCACTTACTAAGTGTCTTTCTCACCTTTTTATGTGGACCTACGTTCAACGCACCGGAGAGCTCTGGCACGGCGACATCGTCATCGGGCGCGGCTACAGCGGCGCGGGCGAGGGGAAAAACAATCCCGCAAAAGAAGCGGTTCACGATGTCGGCCCGATTCCCTGCGGCAAGTGGGAGATCTGCGGCCCGCCCTACGACACCACGAAACACGGCCCCTATGTGCTTCGCCTTGAACCTGAGCCGGGAACGATCACTTTCGGGCGAACCGGATTTTTGATGCACGGCGATTCGATCGAGCGGCCCGGAACGGCGAGCGAAGGCTGCATCATTCAGGAGCGCCGGGTGCGCTCGATGGTTTGGCAGAGCGGCGACATCATGCTCGAAGTGGTTGCGGATCTCGCCCCGAAACTTCCCCCACAAATTGCAGAGGAGAAAACTTTATGAGCTTCACCGACGTTCTGAAAAAGAGCTTCCCTTTCATCTCGGCCGCGGCCTCGCTCGGCGGTCCGATCGGCACGATGGCAGCGACGCTCGTCGGAAAAGCGATCGGCGTCGACAAAGTCGCACCGACGGCCGAGGGGATCTCGAACGCGATCGCAACCGCGCTCGCGGATCCGGCGCAACGCGCCGCGCTGATTCAAGCCGAGCAACAATTTCAAGCGCAGATGGCGGAGCTCGGCTACAAAGACGCCGAAGCACTGGCAGCGACGGCCGCGGCCGATCGCGAGAGCGCCCGACAAATGCAGATCGTAACGCGCTCCTGGCTACCCGGCACGCTCGCGCTCGTCGTGACGCTCGGCTTTTTCGGGCTCTTGTCTCTCTGCGCGTTTCGCACCGTGCCGGTAGGCAGCGAGAAGATCCTCGACGTGATGACCGGCTCGCTCGGCACGGCCTGGATCATGATCGTGACGTACTACTTCGGGAGCTCCGCTGGCAGCGACCGCAAGACGGAACTGCTCGCCCAGGCGCCGGCGATCGCAAAATAAATTCACTAGGAGAAAACAACCATGTTCGCAGCTCTCATCGCAATTTCCATCCTCTGCGCCTTCGCGGCCGGCGTCGTCTTCCATCGCTACGCAATCAGCGACGTGCAAAGCGCGAAGAATTACGTCGTCAACGCCGCCGACGAGATCAAGGCGCACGTGACCGCAGCCGAGACGCGGATCCGCGTCGACGTGCAATCCGTTGTCTCGACCACAAAGAAGCTCTAACTCGCTTCTCTCAACCGTTTCGGAGGCGACAGGATCTCGGGCTCGGGCAGCGCTTCCATAATTTCTGCTTCCGAGATCCGGCCTTCGTGCTCGATCACGAGCTCGAACATGCGCCCCATTGCGACCTGGGTTTCGACGCGGTGCATCCCGACGAGATTGCGGATCATGTGGTAAGCCGCGAAGTTGAAAAAATCCATTTCGCTCGGGCTCGGCTTGACCGCCATCACCATGACGCACGACGGGCAAATGTAGACCGTCGGCGCGCCCTGTTTTCGGCGCGGCTTCACGCCGATCGTTTGGCAGAACATAAAAACCGAGATCCCTTTGTCGGAAATCTCGACCATCGACCCGCAGCGGCGGCATGTGGTACGGTCCCGATTTGCCATCAAAACCCCCTCTAAGGCGTGCTAGCACGTGCTAGCACGGATTAAACCACACAGATCGACGCCGGCGGAAGCCGGTGACTAAAGGCATCTTTCCAGTAAACAGCGGCGCGACTAGATTGACGCTCATGTTTACCGATTGTGAAAAGACGCAAGCGCCGCCCGCCCTAGATCGCGATCGCATTATATCGCGTCGTGAATCTGATTCCGCTTGCGGACAGATCAGCACCGCCCGCCCGATGACCGATGCCGAAGTTTTGGCCGAGCTCTTCCGCTACCACCCGCCGACGGCCGAGACGCTTCCGAAATACGCCGCCATCAATCAAGCGGCGAAAAACTTCGCGGAAGTCATTTTGCAAAATTGCCGGCCAGGCGCCGACCGGAGCGAGGCGATCCGCTGCATTCAAAACGCGCGCATGACCGCGAATCGCGCGATCGCGCTCAACGGCCTAAGTCTCTAACCGCATGACAATCGCCGCCGCCAAAGAAACCGTCGTTGTCACGAAGGCCGAGCTCGAGGAGCTCGCCGAGTGGGAGAAAAAATACTCCGACGCGACGAAGAAGCAGACCGCGGCCGAAAAAGAACTGAAATTCCGCCGGCAGCAGCTCGCCGAAAAAGTTTTAGGCGTCACGTCGTCGGATGAATTGAAAGCGCTCTCGCCCGAACAGATCGCACGCCGCCAGGCGAAGCGACTCGAGGCCGGCGATTGGCGCCCTGGTGCCAATGCACCGGAATTTCAATTCGTGAAGACAAGTTCCGGATCGTATCCGGCCTGGAAGAAGTTTTACATCGACGAACTCGGCGAGACCGCGGCCTCGCGGATCGCGGCCGACGCTCCCACTGTCTACTCCTACCGCGTTGAAGTTTCCGCGCAGTAAGTCCCGTAATTCCCTCCCGCGCGACCCCTAGTTTTCCACTTTTGCACCGGGATAATCACCTCTCGCCGCGCATTTCCGTGTTCTCCGGCGCTCAGTGCGGGTGTACGATGCGGGCTGAAAGCAGTCAAATTCCAGTTTTGCGGAGGTACGTTATGGACGAAGGCACGACACCCACGATTCCCCTCAGCGACGTTGCGATGACGATCAAAAACGAGGCCAAGCGCACGACGGAGCCGCCGGGCAAGGCCGCACTCTACCGGCTCGCCGAAGGCATCGGCACGAAGATCGCCGAGCACAACCGCAAATTCGACACCGGCCAATGGCTCACGCAATGCGGAGTCGACAATTTCAAACCGGCCGTCGCCGCCTGAAACCTCTGGGGCGTCTGACTCGGCAACTCGAACACAAAATCTAAATTTCCCGACACCCGGCGAGGATCGCGACCTCGACCGGGTGTTTTGTTTTTGGGGTTTGGTGTTGCAGTTGCTTTCGCGCTCCCCAGCGAGCCGTTGGGGTTGCTCCTCCAAAAAAATGCTTTTTTAGGGTTTAGATCGCGCGCGGGTTTTGCGCGCCGCCGTAGTGCTCTTGCGGTTGGTGTTGGGTTTGAACTCCCGAGGGGGTAAGGGGGTGTTTTCAATCTTTCTTTAAATCTAAAAGCTTTTTTGGGTGTGAATGTTACACCGGTACCCGATCGAAATTTTCACCGGTGCACACGTTGCACTGGTGTGAAAGTTGCACCCCTGTCACAGGAAAGCCGATCACTGCAGGCGATTTCGTGAAGCAGTTCGTTTTCTATCGGTAGTTAGCGGCGATCAACGAGTGGGGCGCGTTTTCTGTGCGGCGGCGAACCAAGAGCGCCAACGAATAGGCTTGACAGAGTAAGTCCTTACGGATAGCGTTGCCCTCATGAAATGTGCAGCCGAGGATTGCGACCACGTTTTTTCTCCCCGGGTTCGAACGCAACGCTACTGCTCGCAGAGATGCAGCAACCGTATAGCTCAGGCCCAATGGAGACGGAGGCACGGCTCCCAGGCCCCGCCTTCGCCAAACGGCGGCGGCCCCGATGGCGGCGGCGGAAACGATCTCGTGCTCGAACTCGCCGAAGGTGTGAGCGCGAAAAAGTTTCGCATGATACCTGTTATCGGACCTGCCGAGTCCGAGCAACCCAAGCCCTCGAAGTCAGTCCGTTGTTACGAAAACGGGAGGCCGAGCCTTGCAGCCGCCGCCTAACCCGTTTCCGGCCCTAGCCTTCCAACTCGGAGGGCTGAATGGCCGAAGCCCGTTTGCGACGGGTAACAGAGCGGATTCTCTCGCACCTGCAGGAAGCCGAGAACCGCGAACCGAACCCCGATTTTCAGGACGCCTTTCGTCTCGCCTGGATCACCGTACTCCATGCCGCTCGCGGCGAAGCCCAGCCCTTCGTGAGCGCTCACTACCGGGTCTACGGACTGCATCCGGACAAGCTTCGCATCGCAGTCGAAGCCCGACGACGCGCCCAGCTCGGCCCCCTTTACGAATTTTTCTACCCGGAGAGCCCGTTTCATTTTGTCGGCGATCTCACGGCGCTGCCCCCGAAAAAGCAGGTCGAGTCAGTAAGGTTTGAGAGCGGCCTGAGAGCAAAGAAAAACGGCACAGAATCGTAAGTTCCGTGCCGCTGCAAAACGCGTTGATATGGCCTCAACAGCAAGAGCATACCGCGATTCCGGCGAGAGTCCAAGTGGGAAAAACTCCCGCATTGCCTCGTTTAGTGTGCTCGATCAGGTACGCGCTTCGGACCTCATCGAGCGCCACAAACGGCTGATCATCGCCATGCTGTCGAAGAACCGTTTCGGCGATGATCTTTGGCTTTCAACTGAGAGTTTGCAGGTCATCATCGGCCGCGTTTCGCGACGTCGAAAAACCGCCGGACAGGACACGCGGGGACGAAAGCTCGGCAACTGCGAACGCGCCTCGCGCCGCGCCGTACAGAACTGGATCGATGAAGCGGTGCGGGATGAAGTACTGAATCCTGTTTACGGTCCGAATGTCTGGGTGGGCCGCGGCCCGAACCATCGAGTATTTCGTCGCAGCGCGACCTACGAACTCAACCGCGCGAAACTGACGCGAGCTGAGACGTACGACCAATGGGCCGCGAGGAAACGCACGTCGCAGCCGCTCGCCCGACGATTCCCCCCGCGCAATTCTTCCCCCGCACCGGAAGCCGCAACCCCCGCCCAGCCAGCGGTTGCGGCTTCCGCGCCTGTCCCACAATCCCCTGCCGAATCTCAGCACCGCACCCTCCCCCGCACTCCGATTGCGCGAGCATTGAGTTCCCGGCAAGCACAGACGTTCGTCAATAAAGTCGGGGAGTTGATGCTCGGCTGTAACCGCATCGTCGCCCTCGACGGGATGGGAGTGCAACTACAGCCGCAGGATGCTCGGTACCGCGCTCCGATGTCGAAAGAAAAAGCCCTCGTTTCAGCGTGCATGACTCTAGGGGTTCGCCTGCAGGACGGAGAACAGCACCTGAAAGAGTGTTGCTGGAACTTCGACGACTGGAAGCGAGCGCACGGAATTCAGGGGGGAGAGAGCCCATGAAATCTCTCGACAAGCAAACTCCGAAGGAATGGCAGGACGCGGTCAATGCTGCCGACTTCGCGGTGCGCTTTACTTCCCCGATCCAGTCTGCGACCGGCGGGCGCATAAAACTCGACCGCGCGCGTGAAATTCTCGGACGCGGTCTGCAACTCGGATTCGTGCCCGAATCTACAGTTGCGCAGAACGCGCGCTACGAGCCGGTCACCGATCGCGAATTCAACGAGCTCTGCGAATCGACGGAGACCCTATGAGCACTCCCTCCCCCTGCGACTCCGATTCCCTTCTCGCCCGCGAGCTCGTCGGCTGCCGTGTCCGCTTCCGCCATCTGCCAAGCGCGATGGAGCCGAGATCGATTCTCGTGACCGCCGCGGAGAAGAACATGATCCGCTTGTGCGGCTGGGCCGGGCTTTTCGCGCCGCATCTTTTTGTCGTCGTCGAAAGGAAGGAACAGCGATGAGCGCGCAGAGCACGATTCTCCCGACGACGGTGCAATTTATGCGCTACTGCCTACGCTGCGACTCGGAACAGATATTCACCGCGGGCTGGGAGTGCGCCGAAGGCCTGGTCGGTTGCTGCCTGAATTGCGGCGACGAGCGGATCGCGCCGTTCACGAGAACGATCGACGAGGCCGCATGATGCAGCCAATTCGAGTTTTCCCTGGTCGCACAACGATGACGCCGGATGATCCTCTCGCGTTCGTGGGGTTCCCTCCTTTCGCCGAGTTTCGTCCCGCGGATCCCGCTACGCCGGTGCTTGTGAGTGTCGTTTTCAAATGGCTGCGCGAGCGAGCGGAGCGAATTGCGGATTCGTGGCGGATGTATTACCGCGATGTGCGTGTCGGCGGCCCGGCCTACGGCGACTTGGGATCGGAGTTTACGCCTGGAATGTTTCTCAAAAAGGGCTGCACTATCACCAGTCGCGGCTGCGTGAAGCACTGCGGTTGGTGTCCGGAACGCTTTAATCCTCTCCGGGAGTTGGAAATAAAACCCGGCTGGATCGTGCAGGATTCGAATCTTCTCGCGTGTTCCGAGCCTCACGTGAGAAAAGTTTTTGAGATGTTGCGCGAGCAGAATCGCGGAATTTATTTCAACGGTGGACTCGACAAGCATTTTCTCAAAGACTGGCATCGCCCACTGTTCGACTCGATCAAAATCGGCGAGTTGTGGTTCGCTTGCGACCGCACGGACGAATTGCCTTGGATTGAACGCGCGGCGAAGATCCTCGACGGGATCCCGCAGAGAAAACTCCGTTGCTACACCATGATCGGCTACGACACTGAAAGTTTGCGTGATGCCGAATGGCGCAACGAGCGCGTGCTGCAGTTGGGGTTTATGCCCTTCTGCCAGCTCTATCAGCCCGACGATCGCGTGAAGGTGTATTCCGACGAGTGGCGGAACGTTCGTCGAAAATGGGCGCGACCGGCAGCTTATATGCCGGCGGCGCCGCCGGACGCAGAGGCGGCATGAGTTGAAAAACTAAAAAACCGCGAACCCGAGTAGAAGCGAGTTCGCGGCCCAGTGCGATTAAGGAGTTCTAGCAGATGACAGCATATACCAACGCCGCTTTCGCGGACGTTTACCTTTTCGCTTACGCCATCGCGAAAGCCGCCATACTGACGGGATTCGCGCCCTGGCTCGTCGTCGTTTCGATTCTCTGGCCGCGCCGGGCCGCGAAACGCAGAGCACAAATCCTCGTGATGCCGATCCGATCTCCGTACCGGAAAGCGAGCCGACGATGACGCAACATTTCACGCGCAACACCGTCTCCGCCGAATTCTATTGTGGCAAGTGCGAGAAGTTCACGCAGCACCGCATCTCGGGCGGCCGCAAGGGACCGTGCCTCGACTGCGTCGCCCGACTCGAAAAAGCGCATGCCGCAAAACCGAAGCCCGAAGCGGAGAAGCAGCAGGAGTTGTTCCATGTGTGAGCACATCGATCTTCCGGGCGGCGACCACGCCATCATCTGCGGCCTTCGCGCCTTCAAAAAGTTCTGCGCCTGCGGACGCCGCGCGGATCTCCTCTGCGACTGGAAAGTCTCCGCGCGAAAATCCGGCACCTGCGACAAACCGATCTGCGCCGCGCACGCCCTCGAAGTCGCACCCGGCAAGCATCTCTGCCCCGAACATCAGGGCAAATGGGACGAGTGGAAACGCCTGCACCCGCCGGCGCAAAAACCTTTGTTCGGAGAGGCCGCATGAAATGCAAGTTTTGCGGGTGCACGGATGAACGCCCATGCCGAATTCCAATCGATGTCGACGGGCAGATTACGAACGCCGCGCCCGGTTCCTACGTCACCGCTTACGCCGCGTGCGGTTGGCTGATCGACAATGTGTGCTCGGCTCCGCCGTGTGTCGAAAAAGCTTATGCCGAAGCGGAGTTGCTCGCTTCGCAAATTCAGTTTTGGCTGGAGAGGGAGTCCGCATGATCGCACAGGAAGATGAACCCGAGATGATGGACTGGCTGCAGAACGCAGCCTCGCGCGGCGGCGGGTTTATTTCGCTCCTCGCGGTCGCCGCGCTGCACGCGGATTCTGAGAACTACCCCATTCTGCGGCCGGCGCTCCTCGAGCTCCGCCGGAAGTATCCCAAGTACGATCGCCTGCGAGGGGTTGCGTTGTGACCGCCCGCGAGCTCGTCTCGACCTTCCGCCCTCTGAGCTTCCCCGCAACGGAAGATTTTTTTCTCTACCTCGCCGCCCACATCCCGGAAATGCGTCTCTCAGACGGGCAGCGCTTGAACGACGCGACCGACTTCGCCGCCTTCCTCCGCGAACTGGCCGACGTGCTCGAGTCGCAGCGCACCTGCCGTGCCCCCGCAGCCGAAGCACGAGAGAAGCTGGATCACACCTGCCCGCGTTGCGGACACATTCACGAAGGCATCTTAGAGTGCGGCATGGAAATCGGCAGCGGAAGGATCTGCCGCTGCGAAATGAGTGTGCCCGTATGAGACCGCTTTTCGTCCTCCTCTTCATCCTCGTCTGGGATGTTGCCATGTTCCTCGTCTTTCGCGCGTGGGGCTACCGGCGCGGCCACAAAGAAGGGGCGGAAGATGGCTACCAGCGCGGCTATGACGCAGGCCACATCGCCGGCCGCAGGGACGCCGACAACTGGTGGATCGAAGTCGAAGCGGAAGCGGACCAGGCGCGGCAGAAAATCTGGAAGGAGGAAATGGAATCGTGATGACGCGAGAGGAACACTTGGAGTGGTGTAAGAAGCGAGCGCTCGAATACGTTGACGCGGGCGACGTGCGGCAGGGCTTCACATCGATGCTCTCCGATTTAACGAAACACCCGGAGACGAAAAAGCACAAAGGCGGAGAAATTGGCGTCGGCTTCATGCTGATTCCGGGATGGATCGACAACCCCGTCGAAGTGCGTCGCTGGATCGTGGGGTTCAACTGATGATCCCGACCACCGAGAAGCTCGCACTCGCCCTCGAAAAGATCAACGCCCCGGCGGAGATGATCCGCGCCGCCCGAGCCGGCCGCTATGACGATTTCAAATCGGAATCGACAACCCCGATCCTCGACCTCATGCGCGATTTGAAAAAGATCGGAGCCCTCGGCCTCGCAACCCGCGCACTGAAGGGCGAATTCGACGCCACGAAAGAAGAAGCGGATGCCTGGTACGAGAAGGAAGGCAGGCACGTGTTGTGAGGGATCGCTTCCACTGGGTGTGGCTTAAAATCGCGACGTGGTGGTGGACGCGCAAGGTGGCCCGACTGCTGAAAGAAAATCGCCGACTGAAGCAGCGAGTGAAAGGCAAGGCCCGATGAGCGAGCGCGAAAACGCAATTTTCTTGGCGAACAAAGCTCTTGAACGAAACAATGCCGATCCCGACGACGATCTCGCGGTTTTGGCGCGCCAGTTTTTGCGGTCGAGAGAACGTGAACTGGCAGTTTATGCGAGGGCGATCAGGCTGGCGAGCGACAACAATCAGGTTGTCGGCGAAAAGTGCGACTACTACGTGACGATCCAGCAACTCGAAGCGCTGATCGGAAAATCTTAGCCCTTCTCCGAATTGCAAATCCAGTGCGCCGCCCCGTTCCACGGCTGCCCGTCCCGCTCGATCCGGTCGTCCCTAAAGGCCGCCGCCATCCCTCGCCGTCGCTGGTGCTCAAAAGTCGCGTTTGCGAGCGCCAGGCGGCGATTACAGAGGCAGCAGCGGAACCTCTGGCGCTCGACCATCCCCTGGACGCGGCGCGTGTATTCACGGTGGCCCGCGGGCGTGTCCTGGCAGACTTCCCTTCCGTCCCGATATCTCCGCACGGCTCCGTCGAGGATCAACTCGTAGTGCTGGGAGACGGGCGGGTGGAGCTTGAAACGCGGGATCGGGCGGCGGCGGATCATGATTTTTTATCGCGGCGGTGACGGAGCATCTCTTCGAACGGAGTTTCGAGTTCGGGAAAAACTTCGCAGAACTCAAGCAGATGGCCCTTGAGTCCGATTTTGTCGAAGCCGTCCTCTCCGCAGAAAGGGCAGGTCAGATTTTCAGCGGTCGCCACGTGGTCCTCATTTCCGGTCGAAAAGCGGCTGATCATTGCTCGTTTCGTACGCGAATACATCCGGGATAGGCGCCCGCGCCCTTGTCGACGACTTCCTCGACAACTTCATTGATCGCATTCAGGGCTACGCGGACCTCGCGCAGTTCTTTGGTGAGCTCGTGGATCGCATCGCGGATCTCGGCGGCGACGTCCATTATTGATTCCTGTGTTGCCATCTTGATCTCCTCAGTGCACGCTTCACGTGCAGACCGGGTTGCCCCGGTTTCGACCTGGACAAAACTAGAACGCCTCCATCCTCTCCGCCGCGGCGACGACCGGCTGCGGCCCGCGCTTCCCGTTCACTCCAGCGACCGACTCGCCGAGCTTCGCTTCGAGGAACGAGATTTGTTTGTGTTCGGGATTCTCGACGTCCTTCACGGCCATTGCGATGAGGTTCGCGAGATCCCGATCGGTTGCGGGCGGGTCGAGCTTCATGCGCTCTTCGAGGGCTTCGATGATTGACACCTGGCGCTCGATTACGGTGAGCGACTGGCGCTCGAATTCCGTCTGCGATTTTGTTCCGGTGATCGAGACGCCGACCGCGGTCCGCATCTTTTTATCGGCAGCGGTTTGCCCCGGCGCAATCATGTTCATCGTGGTGACCCACTTTTCGAGCGCGATCTGGCGCTTGATCGTGAGCTCGTGCGAGGACTGCTCGTTGAAATTCTCAAAGAGCATCGCCGTGTTGTGGTCGGTGCGCGTGATGGCCTGCCCGCCGCCGATGCCGATCGAATCAAAATACGCCTGAAAAGGCTCGGCGACTTTTTTGTAGTAGTCGGCTTTGTAGGCGGTTAAATCTTTCCAGGTAAAAGCTTTTCCGTTCAAGGCCCACACGCGGCACTTCTTCACCGTGGCGACGTGGATCATCTGCGATTTAAAATTTCTGCGCACCCGGCCCTGGACGCGATCGAACTTCACGAGATCCGGGTCGTCGATCTGCGCCGTCTCGATCTCGAGATCCGGCTCGTGTCCGAAGTCGCCCTCGGCTTTAATTTTCGTGCCGCCCTTCGAGAGCTCTTTCACCATCTCGCCCTTCTCGTCCGGCATCTCGACCTCATCCCAGACGAAGCCCATGCGCCCGGTGACGAGGAAGTGAATCGCCGAGTCCTGGAAATCCTGCGCGAACGGAGCCCACTCTTCTTTGATCCGCCCGATGCGCTGCAGCCGCGGCCCGCGCTGCTTCATGCCCTCGGTGAATAGATCCTGCCAGAAGTGCGAAACGGAATCGACGCCGACCGCGCACGCGCCCTCTTTCAGCGCCTCGCGCGAAGCCGATCTCAGATCGAGAAACGATCGCGATCGGTTCAAGAGCAGCGGCACGCCTTCGGTTTTGAAGATGTCGAGCACGAAATCGACGCCCTTTTCGGACGCGAGCCAGGCGACGGGCGCCGAGTTGTGATACGTCTTTGAGAGATGGATGAGCAGCATCGCCATCAGGGTAGTTTTTCCCGTTCCCTTCGGCCCGAACATGCTGCCTTTTACGAAGCCAACTTCCTTGGTTGCTGGTTTGAACGGCATGGCGATTCTCCTCTTTGAATTTGGATTTGTGATTTTTGTTGCAGGTGCGTTCTGCGAAATTCGTTGATCCGCCGATCGGCGAGCTCGTACTCGGCGTGCGCGCGCTGCAGCTTGACAAGAGAAACGGCGAAGTCCTCGGCTTCCCAGAAGCGGAGAACCAGGCCGACCGCCGAGACCACGCGATAGGCAGCCAGATCGCGGCGGTTGCAGAGCTCCTGAAATTCGAGCGCGAGGGAGCCGTTATCCACGGCGCACATCCTCGAAGTGATCGAGACAGAATTCGAGGCCGCTTGCGAGCTCGTGCACCGTCGCCCGCTCGGAACAGGGGAAGCCGCCGTCGCACGCGCCCCGACGTGACTCTGGGGATTCGTAGGCGCAGGCGGAGAGATTTTCGGCGGCGGCGAGTATCTGATCGACGCGCGAGATTTCGCGGTCGATGAATTCAAACTGTGGAAATCTGAAGGGTGGGGGGAGCGGTATAGTGGGAAAAGCCATGATCAGTCTCCTATTGGCTGATTTGGTTAGGGTCGGGTCGCGGGTGCGAACCGCGTTCCGGCCCGGTGTACAATTCATACCTTACCGCTAAGGTGAGTGAGAGTCAAGCGGAATCTGTAAAATAACCTTGCAATCTTGGCGCTAAGGTGTCATATTTTGGCTCGTATGACCGAGAAAAACGCCGCCGCCGTGGCGCTGGGAAGGGCTGGGGGCCTCGCGCGGGCGAAAAACCTCTCCGAGAAGCAACGCCGCCAGATCGCCACCAAGGCCTCAAAGGCCGCCTCCGCCGCCCGGAAGAAGAAAGCCCAGAAGAAAGGCTGATTTCCATGCACAAGACCACCCCTCAGCCCTTTTTGCGCGGCCTCCTCGACCGCGATGCGGCAATGCTCCTGCGCTGGCGCAACGACCCTGAAACCCGCCGCAATTCGATCCGCACCGAGGAAGTCTCCCAGGAAGAGCACGCGAAGTGGGTGCAAGACAGAATTCTGATCCACACCGGCTCCGTCTTAATCGCCGACATCGATAACGTCTCGGTCGGCGTCGTGCGGATGGACTGGAACGATTCCGACGATGCCTGCGACCTGTCCTTTACCGTCGCACCCGAACATCGAGGCAAGGGGTACGGCTTCGCGATGGTCGCTCGCGCACTGGAGCAGATCCGCGGCGACGTGCGGGTTACGGCACTCGTGAAACTCTCGAACGAAGCCTCGCGCCGCATCTTTGAAAAGCTCGGGTTTCAGGTGATCGACAGCGAAGGCGAGCTTTTGATGTACGCCAAGGACCTGCCAGGGGAACAGACCGCTTTGCGGGCCTAGAACTCCTCTTTCGTCTCCAGATCCTCGGTGAGCTTGTAGCGTTCCGGGATCTCGATCGCGGAGAGTTTCATTTTCTGCACCGCGTTCCCTGGCCCGCCGCTCGTGTCGGTGGCAAAGATCCGCACGAGGTACCGGCCCGGCTCTTTGAACGTGTACGTCGTCGTGACGGCACCTGTTCCGCTCGCGAGAACCACCCGGCACAACTCTTTTGGATGCTTCAAGGCCAGGCAACTCCCGGTTTTCGTCTGGTTCTCGATCGCCCAGCCGGAATGGGCCGGATCGACGCGGAAGTCTTTGTCGAGAACTAGGTTAAATTTCATGGTGATCGGCGCCGCCGCGGCCAGTGAGAGAACGTCGATTTTCTGCGCCAGGGCGAGGCTCGAACAGCAGAGCAAAATGAGAGAAACGAGTTTCATGCCGACATTCTAAGCCGCGCCGCTCCGCCCGTCATAGCACCGCCGTAACCTTCGCAATTCCCTTCCCGACAGGCACAATGCGGACTGCGCACGCTCCAGGCTGCAGGCACTCCTCGGCCATCAAGAGGAAGCCCCGTTACCCCTGCCACATGTGTCTCTAAACCCATGAAGATTGCTTTCCTAGGCCACACTCAGGACGTTCACGACCTGCGCCCATCGGGCGGGTATTTGACGCGCGAGGATGCGGACCGCCTGGTGCGCGAGCTCGCCGCCGAACGCGTCTCGAAAAAGAAAATCCGCGCCTTCGCTCCCGATTCCGCCTTCCGCCGCCTCGCCTCGCCGAACGCCCCGGCTCCCGCTAACAACAAACTTGGTTCCCCGGAAATACCGGGACTGCGTTTCAGTCATTGGCCTTCGCAGGCCGGGCGCTACGTGGCTGACATGCACCGCCTCGCGCTGAAGTCGTTTCAACACCAGCTGGCGAACCAGGCGACGCTGTGACACCGTCGGACCTTTTGCGCGACCCTGAGCTTCGAAAAGCGATCGAAGCCTACGACAACCCTAGGGGGCTGCCGGAAGGGTGGATTGTGGGGTATCTGACCCGCAATCGACTGCAACTCGCAATCGATGTCATGCGGGCTTTCGACGAGAATGCAAGAGTCGAGCGAATCAACAAGCGCTACCGTTTTGAGATCGTCGCGCTGACCTCGATCATCACGAGCCTCGCCTGGGAAGGCCTGAAGGCCCTGATGGGCCTCTTGCACCACTAGTCATGCTCACGGAAGATCAACGCTACGAGCGCTACAAAGCCTGGTGCCAGATGCTCGGAGTCGAGCCCGCCGGCTTTTACGTGTGGCGCAGCGCGGTCGGAAAGATCAGCGAGCGCCACGACCCGGACCGCTTTCCCGTAGTTCTGCAGCACGCAGGATAAAATGCCGTGGTCCAACTCGTGCTCAACGATGTGTATGTGATCGGCGCAGCCGGATTTTGGCTGAATCGTTGGCGCGCGCCTCTGACGCCGGCGCCGATCGCGCTCGGCCGACGCGCGAAAATCGAACACGAAGGCATCGGCCGCTCGATCCGCGCGAATCGCTTGCGCATTGCAACTGTGATCGATGTCGTCGTACCTGAAGAAACGTCGCTGTGAAACTTTTGCAAATCCCGATTCGCGAGAAGCTCTTCCACGAGCTGATCGATGCCGCGGCCGAGTGCTATCAGCCGGACGAGACGCCGCGGTTAACGCCGGAGCAGTTCGCGCTCGAGGCGATCGAGACAACTCTCGCGCAGCGCCGGCTCGAACGGATCGGCGCGCTGTGAAAATCGCTCTCTACGCTCGCGTCTCGAAGCCGCCGAAAGGTGAGCTGAACGATCTGCAGCGCCGCGACCAGGATCCCGAAGTGCAACTCCGCCAGTTGCGGGAGTGGGCAACAAAGAACGGGCACACGATCGTCGAAGAGTACGTCGACCGGATCTCCGGAAAAACTATTTCGCGGCCTGGCTTCGACCGCTTAATGTCGGACGCGACGCGCGGCACGCGAGACATCGAAGCCGTCGTCGTGTGGCGCCTCGATCGCTTCGGCCGATCGATGCAGCATTTGCAGAATTCGGTCGCCTCGCTCCGCGACGCGAACGTCGCATTCGTGAGCCTGAAAGAAGGCTTCGATCTCACAACCCCGATGGGTAAAGCGTTTTTCGGCATGCTCTGTGTGTTCGCCGAGTTTGAGCGCGACATCATCATCGAGCGCACGAAGGCCGGCATGGCGAATGCGCGCTCCAAGGGGCATCTACCAGGCCGCAAGGTGGATCCGTCCCGCGGCCCGAGCCGTACGACCATTTGGCGCCGCAGTCGCGCCTCTTAGCCTCTTGATTTTTCAGCGTTTACGCGGGTACAGCACTGTTTCATATCGACCGTTGTGAAACATCAACGACTTACGAGGCATTTGAAACGTGTTTTTGAGCTCGAGCTGGCCACTTTTCGCTTTTCTTACCCTCTACTTGCTCGAACCTTTCCATTTGTGACCCTCATGTTGCCAATTCTTAGCCGCGGCCGCGCGAAAGCGCGCGTTTTGGGGGTGTTTTGTGGCTAATAAACGCGCAGACCTTACCCCGAAGGAACAGATCTTCATCCGCGAGTATTTGATCGATGGAAACGGCACAAGGGCAGCCGTTGCAGCGGGTTACGCAGCCGCGAGCGCAGGGGTGGCGGCTTCCAAGCTGCTAAAGAAAGCTAAGGTCCGGACAGAACTAGACGGGCTCCGCGCCGGCATGTGCGAGAAGCTCGAGATCTCCGCCGAGCGCGTTCTGCAGGGCCTCGCACAGCTCGCCTGGTTCGACCCGCGGAAGTTCTATGAGAAGGAAGTCCGCGTCGAGGACGGGAAGATCGTCGAGCAGCGCGGTGCATTGAGACAAGTGATCGATCTCGACGACGCCGAGGCCTTCGCGCTCCAGGGCATCGACGTGCAAAAGCTCTTCCGGCATTACGGCAAGGGCGCCTCGGAAGAGATCGGCACGCTCACGAAAATTCGATTCGCCGATCGAGGCCTCGCCCTCGAGCGCCTCGGCCGCTACCTGAAACTATTCACCGACAAAGTGGAGCTCACTAACACCGATGCGGTGATGCAGAAGCTCAAAGAAGGCCGCGCGCGCGTCGCCGCCGCGAAGGCCGGCAAACAGATCCCAGGGAAAACCGCGACCAAGTGAGCGCGGCCGCCACAATGCCGCTCGTCGTCGATCCGGATGTCGCGCTCGCCGCGGAGCTCGCGCAGTTCTATGACGACCCGCTCGGCTTCGTCATGTTCGCGTATCCGTGGGGCGTGCCTGGTACCCTGCTCGAGAACGAGACGGGACCGGATGACAATCAAAAAGAATTCTTAAACTCGATCGGGATGGAAGTCCGCGAGCGCGGCTTCGATGGCATGAATCCGGTGATGCCGATCCGGATGAGCGAGACGAGCGGACACGGCACCGGCAAAAGCGCGCAAGGCGCATGGATCACGGATTGGATCCTCTCCACGCGGCCGCACTCGATCGGCACCGTCACCGCCGGCACGTTTACACAGCTCATGGATCGCACATGGGCGGCGATCCGCTACTGGACGAAGCTCTGCGTCACGGCGCATTGGTTTGAGATCCAGGCGCGATCGATTCACCACAAGAATTATCCGGAGAGCTGGGCGGTACGCGCGCAAACCTGCAAAGAGCAGAATGCGCAGTCGTTCGCCGGCCAGCATGCGCGCACGTCGACCTCGTGGTATTTGTTCGACGAAGCAAGCGAAGTGCCCGACAAGATTTGGGAGACGGCCGAAGGCGGCCTCACCGACGGCGAGCCGATGATTTTCGCCTGGGGGCAGCCTGTCAGAAACAGCGGCGAATTCTACGTTATCAACTTTGGGAAGAAGGAAGTCCGGTGGAACACCCGCCGCGTCGACTCACGCACGAGCCGTTTTACGAGTCAAGAGCTTATCAAACAGTGGCTCACGGATTGGGGACCGGACAGCGACTTTTGCAAGGTTCGAATCTTCGGGCAGCCGCCATCGGCGAGCGAGCTTCAGTACATCGACCGCGCGCGCATCGAGGCAGCTCGTAAACGGCGCGCAGCAGTGCTCGGCGACGAGCCGCTCGTCGCCGGCTTCGACGTTTCAGGCGGCGGCACAGCCTGGAACGTGATTCGATTCCGCCGCGGCCTCGACGGCAATCCGACCGACGCGAGCGGGCAACCGATCTTGCCGATCCGGATCCCAGGCGAGCACGATCCCGAGCGATCGCAGCGCGTCGGAATATGCGCCGAGCTCTTGAAAGATCGCCGGCCAGGCCGGCAGCTCGCCGCGATCTTCATCGACGCGGCCTTCGGAGCTCCGATCGCCGTGCGCCTCAAAGGCCTCGGCTTTGACAATGTTTACGAGGTTAACTTCGGCGGCGCGAGCCCCGACGCGCATTTTCTCAACATGCGCGCGTATATGTACGGCAAGGCGAAAGAGTGGCTGCTCCTCGGCTCGCTTCCCGATGACGATCTTCTCTGCGACCAGCTCGCCGTACCCGGCTACCACATCAACAATTCCGGAAAGCTCGTCATCGAGTCGAAGGAAAGCATTATCGGCCGCGGCGAGAAATCGCCCGACGACGCCGACTCGTTTGTGCTGACCTGGGCGCTCTCTGTGGCACCGCCGAAGAAGTCGAGCCGGCCGGCAGGACCGAAACGTCATTCCGCCTGGGGTTAAACCGCCAT